AACTTTTAGCCCCACCGCTTTTTTTAGTTGAACATGGGCAGAACGATGTACCAGTTCGCCATCTAACCAATACTCTACCCACGTAGTGTATTCATTATCGTTATCGACATTACCCTCGCGCTTCTCCAGCAAGGATTCGTCCATTTCACCTTTAGTCGTCGTAATCAATTTGAACTCCTGATAATGGCAGATGTAGCTGTGTTGGTAGGCGGCGTAACCGTAAAATCAGTAGACGTTTTATCAGATCCAAAATCCAATACCGCAATTGATTTGTTACCTTGCGACGCATTGTAGATTAACGCGCCACGCGCTGTAACAGAAGCATTGAAGTCAACCGCATTAAAACTGACATACGCCGTATAACCAGATGAGTTAATTGTTACACCAGTTAATAAGACCCCACCGGCAGTATAGCCGCCGCCAGTAACTTCGCCACTTGTTGTGTAAATCAAAGTATCCTGATTAAGATCTGCGGTCGCAACATACAGCGCCATGTAAAGATCATCAGTAAGAAGGTTATGTACCGCTTCGTACAGTTGCTTCTTAAAGCTAGTAGTTTGAGTTTGATTAATCGCCATATCAAGTCACCGGTTGTCGATATTGACCTGAACGGTAAGCGTCCTGGCGCTCCATACCATCGCCCAGACGTTTCGCTAATATCATTGCTTCTTTGTACTTGCCATCATACAAGTTAATCAAATCAGTCTCGCCCTTCATGAACGTATAAGCTTCAACTAATGACCCGTACAACAATACAGAATCAAAGTTGTCGCCAAGCCATGAAGAACCGGCGGTGGTAATTGACTCAGGGTAATAATAGAAGTGTAACTCTGCTGTGTACGCGCTATTCGGCGTTGGGCCAAGAATAAACGTCAACTCATTAGTGATCGTACTTCCTGAAATAGCCGGACCAAATAACGCATAGTACGCAGGCAGACCTGTATCAGCGGGAGTAGGGTAAGACTCACGGATAAAGTTAACATCCTTGTTCAACAAGAAAGTATATGTCTCCGTAGCCGTTCCATAGTTCTCAATAACCGCTAATGAGTACACAGCCAGAAAATCGTTAGGCGCTTGTAGGTACTTATTACCCGACTGCAAATTACCCGTCATATTCTTACGAATAGATGGAAACTGAACCGAGTTGTAAATGCGCTGCTCCGCCTGCTGAATGAACCGATTGATCTGTTCAGCAGTTGTTTCAGTACCGCCGCCAGACAGCGTTATATCCGGGAAATCATTCTCGGTGTACGACTGAATTGACGCAACAAGCTCAGTGTAAGTCATGGTTATGCCATCGGGCCGCGAGCCATTACGCCCTTAGTTGCCGCTCCAGTACCGCGAATCTTAATGCCCGTCTTTTTAACATCATCACGCCCTGGATCGCCCGCGCTTACACGCTGGACACTTTCACGAGGGCCAAGCTGACGCGCATTTAGCATGTTTGGGTCAGTAGGTTTCTTCATCTTCATAGGACCTCCGGTCATTGAATGGGGCTTAGCATACACAGCGGCTTGGCCGACTTCTTTGCCCATAACCTTCTGCGAAAACTTAGCCATATTAACCGCCTTTTTTGTACGTAAACGACGACTTCTTCTGATTGGCAACTTTAGCCAGGCCACGACCTAGCTGTTTCATCTGAAGATTAGTCTTGCCGCCTTTGGCTAACTTAGTCATAGGCTTGCCTGGGTGCATTGCTGCCTCATGCTTGTGAACTGCTTTTTTTGCGTCCATTTTAGACTCCTTTAGGATACCGTTACTGTACCAACACTTGTTGTTGCTACCAAATAATTTGGTGTTAAGACTGCATCAAAACTACTTGCCCCGCCAACTGGCGCCCAACCCCACTGGAATACACGACTACCACCACTAGGCTTACCGTTATCTGAGTTTATAGTTAATTGCAACCCTGTATAACCTGCTTGCCTATAGCTGTTATCCGGTCTTGGTTCGCGCACTGCTTGCGGGTCATTAACTGGATACAGCCCTAACGATAACTGTGGTTGATCTGGTTCCCAACAAGTTGGACACACCTTAATACTAACCTGCTTAGTTTTGATCGTTAGCTTTCTTAGCTCTTTCAGCTTATATCTAAAGCCGCAGCGATCACATTCTGCAATACTGTTCTTTTGGCTTGCATATTTACTGCCCATACATCACCGATAAAATGTCATACGCGGCACATAACGATCCGGCGCTTTTTCCCTATCTTCTGCCGCAGCCATATCCCAAGCTTCATCGTACTGCGCTTTAAGTATTGTAATTCTTTGCTCTGAAATTGCAGGCAACTTCATTGCAAGCATATATGCCAACCCTGAAACAAGCGCATTTTGCAAGCGGAATGGAATCTCTTCAACATTAACACCGTTACCAGCATCTACCATTCTCTTTAAACGCCAGTAAACAAAGTAATAGTACGGACTCAATAATGTCCCTTGATCGGGTGACGGCCACACATTAATCTGAGGATAAGCAGGGGTAGCAGCTACCGCATCTGTTGTCTGGCCAGACTGGCGGTTAATCCACACTTGAATAGGGCGGCCTTGGGTAATCTTGTTTGGTATTGTCGAATAGGTAGATACGCTGATACGGCTGATGTTAATGTCCGTCTGGTTGCCGATCTGGCCAGGCTCAGTGCGGATTACATGCTCAATTAAATCTACCGTATCAATCGGCAGATCATATGTAATCTGGCCTTGTATCAACGTAATCTGACCTTGCTCAATCGTCCACAAGTTAATGCCGCGATTAGCCCATTCCGTTAATAGAAAGTTTAGGCTCCGGCGAGCAGTACGAAAATCATAGCCGCTACGCAACTCCTTACCACAACGCTCAAAAGCCTCTTCGACTAACTCGTTAAGGGTTGGGTTAAATGCTGTAGTAGAAGTTGTATATGCCATTATTAAGCTCTCGTTTTACCACGTATAGCACAACCATCTGCACGAGAAGAAGCTGATTTAACTTTGCCGCCAGCTTTCATACTGGAATCTAATTCCTCAAATGCTGATTTCTTACGGTCTGCCTTTGAGCGCGCAACAGGGCGAGTACCGCGTAACTGCCGCATAGCTTCATCAGTAGCCGACTTACGTTTATTAAATTCATCTTGCGAAAGTTCTTCATTATTATGAAAAAATTTTCCATTCGCTTGGCGGAATATATTTTCCGCTTGGGGTACGTACTCAGTATCAGCCATTATCTAAACCCCGCTGTTTTCTTTGCAATGCCTTTGGGCTGCTTAACAAACTGCTTTCCTGCTGCTTTTCCTGCCCGCTTTGCCTTCGTTGTGGCGGCATATTCTGACGGGGTGAGTGACTTGATAGCCGCTTCTGGCAGGTATCGTTCGCCTGTCTTTGACGACGGCTTGCCGCTCTTTGTTCGCCATTTCTGGTCACCCCAATCTTTAAGCGACTTTTGCGGAGCTTTCATACTAATCCTTGTACCCGCCACCAGCAGCTTTATACCGTTTAGCCATTACTTGCGCTTTTCTCGCGGACCATTTTCCAGCACCCGTACCAACAATTGCCGCAGCCTTAACGCTATTAAATATACGCTTACGCAGGTTGGGCTTGGTATAGTTACCAGCCGCATTTACCTTAGATTTTACCTTCCCACCTTCTTTATACTGCGTAAAGTCAGTGTCATCCCGACGCGCCTTCTTCTTGGCGCCAGGCATCTTGGAAGGGTTAATGTCGCCCATGCCGCGTGAGGTTCTCATTTAGTGCCGCCTTTAGCTGTTTTTTTAGCTAGAAACAATTTATCAACCATCTCTATCCGCTGAGGTTTAGTCGTCACTTTGTTAATGATACTCAGCCGTTTAGGTTTACTTGCACCATAAAACCCAGCCTTTTTTAAAGACTTAGCTACACTGCTATTGGGTTTTACGGTTGCCATGTCAGCACATCCCGCCTTTTTTCATAACGATCTGCTTGCCTTTGGTTTTACCTTTAACAGCAACACCATCACGGCTAGGAGCAGCAGTCTTAACGGCACCCATCTTAGAAGCAATAATGCCACCCTTTTTCATGGCTTTCATTTCGCCCATTTCATGCTTAATCATTGATTTAGGGGCGCCCTTCTTCTTCATGAACATCACTTCTTTACCAACCATCTTCTTGGATTCAGCCATACCACCCTCCGATTTAGTGAACTCTTTGCCCACTTTTGTAGGCACGCCAACCTTCTTTGCAAATGCAGGATTGTGAGCTACAGCCTGCATAAACCGTTCTTGTTTCTTCGATACTGTAGGCATTATGCCCTCGTCTTACCGCGAATGGCAATGCCGTCTGCGCGGGATGAGGCTGACCGCATCGTAGGCTTAGCAACTTTGACTGCGCCCATCTTGCTCGCCTTAATAGAGCCGCCCTTTTTAAATCCAAGCCGACCCATATTCTCTTTAACTTCTTTCTCGCCAGCCTTCTGCTCTTCAGCTTGCTTGCGATCTGCTTTTTCCTGCGCGGCCTGACGCTTCATTGAAGCAATAGTCTCTGCTGGAATTGGCGCTTCTTTCTTTTCATCAGCCTTGCCGCCGCCTGCATAGCGCACCGCACCGCCTTTTTTGAACATGCCAACATTAGCTGCGTTGGGTGGCTGACCAGCACCTTGGCCGGGGCCTTGGCCGTACTGCGGAACTGGGGGCGGTGTAGGGCCACTTATGGCTCCAGCTAGGCCCCTGTTACCTAAAATTGCAGGAGGAGGTTGTGTTTGTGGGCCGTACTGCGGTACTCCAGCGGGGACTCTTTGTAACGCGCCTTGAGCGGAATTGAAGGCAAAAGCCGGAATATTTGAGCCAGCTTGTCGTTGCATCCGCGCTGCATACTCCTGCTGCGTGCCTCGACCACCTGTACCGGGGGCCATTCTCTCCGCAGCTTGCCGCGATTGAGACATTTGCTCCGCTTGTTTTGCGGCACGTTGGCCATCCGCTTTATTGCGATCAGCAGTTATTTGTGCAGCCATACGATCACCAAATGTTTGCCGTGGTGCTGCCGGTGCAGGTACTACTGGTTTTTTAAAAGCCATGATTAACAGATCCTTCCTTTTGTTTTGCCGCGCTGGGCGATGCCATCACCACGGCTAGAAGCCGATGTCATTTTAGGTTTTGCCGTCTTTA